AGATTCGGTCAGGAGGACGGCACGGTTACTAGACATTTTTAATTCCTTATCAATCAACAGGTACCATTATACAGGTACCGGTAAGGAAGGCAACGATTATTTGGTGGTTTGTTGTTTTTAAGCATTGTGTTGTATATTTGCAACATAAGGAATGGTGAGTACTCTCCACGTCCATCCCGTTACCTTCGACAAGTACCATTATACACGGTACCTGTCCTAAGTCAAGAGATATTTTGAAGTGTTGTTATTCTGCAACACCATGGGATTTCATATAGTATTCCGCATCCGGTTTACCATAATTACTCTCCAGTTCATCCGCCAACAGCTGTGCCTTGTCCTCATCAGCAAAGATAAAACGAACCTGTTCCGCATAGTCCTCCGCCTCTTCTAGAGGTGAACCGTCTAGACTGTACCGAAGCATTACAAGGTAGACGAATTTCATGGTTAATCCAATAGTGTCATGTAAGCGGTAGGATTGTTCTTTGCGAACCACATGGAGGCTTTGCGAACACCTTTGTAGTTTCCTGTCATTTCAGAACCACGGCAGTAATCATATACAGCAACCTCTTCAGGAGTCAGCATGATTGTAGCACCACTAAATGGATTTTGAACCTCAACGGGTTCTGTATCAAAGACCGTAATTCCAGGGAAAATCTCGAAAATCGTTTTGGTTTTCATAATGTACCTTTAGGTGATGACATATTGAAGCACACTTTGATTAAATCCGGTAAGATTTAACGTTGGTCGACCTACTCAAATGTACTTCAATATGGCATTTAAAAACTAAACAAGAAAATAATAGAGGAGATAAAAGCCAAGGCCATCAAGACCACGCAAACCACATCTTCCACAAAACTGTATTCCATTTTCTTTCCTTTCTCACTCAACAGGATCCATTATACACGAACCGGCGAGGATGGCAACCATTGTGCCAAAATACAACACTATACAAAATCAAACGAATATTCGGTACCAAAATTGGACATAGCCACATTGAACCGGCCATTATTGAGTTTATCTCGAATCGCCACAGCGGTCAAACCATCGCACGTAACGAACAGAGTACCATTATAGAATTCCATTGGTGCAGAGAATTCTTTAAGTTTATCTAAAATTTTACGTTCTAAACCCATAACAACCTCATCAAGTCAACATGTACCATTATACACGAACCAAGGTAGGTGTCAAGCCGCTTGTTGTTCCACGGCAACACTCAGAACCTCTTCCGTCACAATGGTTCCACCGTATATGTCCTTATACAGGTCGGCCATCGCAGCCACGTGGAACTGTCGAATCTTACCGTTAGCACATATTAGAATATATTTCATGGTGACTCTCTCATTCAACATAGTCCATTATACAGGTATTGGACTGGATGTCAACCAGCTGGTGCCAAAATACAACAGTTATTTCTTGTTCCGTTCCTTCATTTCTTCCATGGCCAGAAAGATTCGGTAGAGGTTATACGTGAGTATACCAACCAGAGCACCAACGATAATGCCTAGAATCATGGCATCGGACAGAAACATTGTCAGTAAATATATTACACCACCAGCAATTAATCCTACACAAAATACTGCGGCCATGCGAAATGCCGCTTTCAATCTAATATCCATAATTAATATCCTTATTCATCATGGTACCATTATAGTATAATATCGTGGTTATGGCAACCAGTGGTGCCAAAATACAACATATTAATATATTTGATTGTCTATAAAATCAAAAAATTCTTCTTCATCATCATATAATGCTGAGGCTTGAAAATCTTCTTCATCATCGGCGCAATCATAATAAACCTCAAAGACGGGTGAATCTAATTTCTCAGAGGTTTCAGGGTGAACGAAGTGTTCAATATAATATCCGATGCGAGTATTATCTTCATTAAAAAGGTCGAATTCGTTACACTCGGCAGAAGAAAAAGACAGAACACTTTTAATCATGATTTAATCTCATTAGTTGATTCAATATAGTCATTATACACGAACCGTACCGGATGGCAAGTCTTTTGTTGCCGGAATACAACGGAATCATAAAGGAATAACAAAAATGCCTCCGCAAAGAGGCACATAAATACTGTGTTTTTATACAGTCCGGTAACTATAGATTAATATACTACGGTTTTCGTGTTCCGTAGTATATCCTTCTACTATATCAATAGCTATTAGATTTAATCGAATTGCTAATAGGATTGGTTACTAATAGGTTACTAATATCATCAGAACCCTTTCTACTGCCTTTCTTTGATATTACATGGTCTATAGAGACTTTTGTTCTAATGTTAATATCATTATTAGATTTCTTATATGCGTCCTTATACCCAGATTTCTCCATTAATGCAGTCTTATTCAGTCTATAATCAATCGAATCAGATTTGAAGAATCCTAATTGTACCCATGATTGGCAGTTGTTATTAATGTAATCAGTGATAAACTTTACTCTTGTACGGATATTGTCTGCGTTTACACCTTTTACATGAAATGCATATGTTCCGGGTAATGGTTTCTTTTCTTTGAAGTCTACTGGATTTGCAACAAAGTCGTTCATCTTATTATGCCATCTAATGAAGTCTTCGATGATTGTCTTTGGTTTCTGAATATCTTCTAATGATTTAATACTCAATAAACTATCTAAGTTACCTGGATTATTCTTGTTCATCATGATATCAAATAGGATAACAAGTCCACGTAAGGAATCTTTATCAAATGGTTTGGATTTTTCAGGTACGTCCGTGTTCAATAGGCAGTCGGTTACATTTGAAATGAAGATCAAATATTCACGTACTTTCTTATAGCTCTTAACTGAATCTGTATCAGAGTCCAGTAACATTCTGCATACTGATTCCTCACTGCCGATTCCAGATAGACAGTTGCCGTTAATCATATAGGTTAATTCTGCGATGTAACGAGCATCACCTTTCTTTTCAATGGCATGGGTTGATGTCATTCCGGAAACATTTCCACTTAATTCATCATTACCAAATAGTGCATTTATCTGTGGTGTTCTAAAGATATCTTTATTAATCTGATAAGTTAAGGCAGTCGGTTGAATGATTGTGGCTTCTGTTAGAGACCATGGCACTCCGTCATTCATATCAACAATACTCTTAACATATGCATCAATATCGCCGGCAACGCCTTTACAAAGGATTACTGGTTGTGAACGGAAACATTCTTTAATATCTTCATCAAGTTCTGTAAATTTAAAGTTATTAAGTGTAACATCTTCTCCTTCGATATCGAAAACAAATGGCTTTCCATAGTCATTAGATAACATTGTACCTTCAAAGAACGGTACGATTGCTTGATTTAAACGATTCTGTCCATCTAATAGAACAGCTTGTGTACCATTGCGTTTCAAGTCATCGATTGTGTCTAGCATGTCCTTATATACAAGTTTAATGTTAGAATCTAGAGTATTAGATTCGTCAAGACTGTCTATTAAGTGATCCTTCAATACATCGATGTTGACGCAATAGAATGGTATGAGGACGTTATTTCCGGAGAAAAAGGATTGAATATAACTTACTGCCTTCTTTCCTTTTGTTTTCTGCCACTTTTTCTTTTGTTCGAGTCGTTGCAGCCATTCATTCATTGAAACCAGTCTTTTCTCTTTTACATCTAGATATAAACTCCAGATTGTGACTGTTTCGGCTTCGATTAAAACTTGCTTTTTGAGGTATACTTTTCTCATGATTTATTTTCCTTATGGGCCAAATATTCAGGACTGTAACGTATGTTATGGGTCGAGTAATTTTGACTGTAATTGAGTATTCACACGATTGCTAATACTGTACTAATACTTATACAACTTTACTGCAAAAAACTAGGTAATAATGAATTATTGCTCGTATACTTTAGACCATAACTTGAGTTTCTCGATCTTTCTTTGTTGAGCCTTTAATACGTTCTCTTCATTAATAATACCCTTAACGAATAACAGGTCGATCATAGTCAATAAGTCTCCGATCTCTTGTTCTAGGTGTTCTCTATTAGTCTCTGTACTAAAGGGATTGGTATTATCCATACCAAATCTCTGTGTTTTACTAATGGCCTGTATGACTTCGGCACATTCTTCTGTTAATATGTTCAGTATCTCATTCATTTTCTTTTCCATTTACATCCAAAGAAGTATTCACTCATCTTACGGGCAAACCATGATGGGACTTTGTTCTTGGTCGGTATATACTGTATATCACACCATTGGCATACCCAACCTGATGGTTCGGATATATTCAGTCTAAAGTGTTCATAATTAGATATGGTGAGTTTATAATCAACAGGTCTCTGATCTATCTTATTACAATAGTGATTATAGAGTCCTTCATATTCTTTAGTTTGAAACATCACTTTTCCATTAAAAAATCATATAGTATTCTTACATCTATATCTTTAGGTGGTTTCATGTTAAATGCGATATTAGGTGTCTCCCACCACACCTTGGCACCTTCTCTTCCGTACATTGCAATCACTAGCCATTCACACCGTTCTTTCACGATATATCATTTGCCTTCTCACGTTCATAATGTTCAAGTAGTTTCAGGTATGGTTGCCAGATACTATTTGGTATAATGTTTTTGTATTGCTCGTTTAATTGAGCAATGGCTGCCGTTAATTCACGGGACAGTCTAATCTCGGTGTAATGGTAATCATTCATGGTTGTTCTCAATCTTATAAAGATATTTCTTGAATAGTGAGGCCATATCTTCGGTATCAAATATATATCGTGAAGGTTCAGCACCAAACATAATCGTACCGGAGGCAGTGATCCTCATGCGTTCCACGAATGCAGGTTCAACGGAATACTTACTATCAGGTGTCATTCTGATTAAGTATTTTTTAAAGTTAGGTGTGCCTATGCCTAAGTTGCCTGACATATCAAAAGATAACATAATATTCTCCAATGATGTAATAATAACATGCATTGGTTTGTTTGTCAAGACCTATTTTTTATTATTACCTATTAATTTATAGTTTAGTATGAAGTTATCAACCAATAGTTTGGTGATAGTGGCCAGCATGACTACTTGGTCACCACTCATATCAATATACTTGTCTACGACATTGACGGACATTAGGTGCCAGACTGAACCCTCATCAAGTTGCAACATACCGAAATCTACTGGATCTTCTTTATCAACCTCTTGTGCTAACTCGGCAACCAAATTAACCAGTTCATCTGTAGTCATTATCTTAGTCTCGAACCTTGAATAGTTTGCCTGTAGAGTCACGATCTATTTCATATGAATTTTCTTCCTCAAGCACATCATTAACATAATCCCAATCATTATTAGGCAACCCAAGGCATTTATAACCATTCACGCAAAATATACCTGTTCGATGTACTGAAAGTTGAATCGCAACATTTCTGTCAGTTACGTAATCCATATAATTCAATGTTGTAATATCAACTTCTGATTTGTCCTTTTTATAAAGGTCAAAAAATGATTTAGTGAATACAATATCTTCTAGAACAATAGGTTCTATACTTGTAACAGTAATATTACCTGCTTCACCAGCCAGTACTGTTCCGATCTCTAAAGGTTTAACCATATCATCAGGTACTAATACAAAAGGTCTGACCGAAATCGTGTTGTTATAAAATAATGTAGGTTTCATGCCGCCATTATTATATTGATAGAATCTATTACTAGTGCCACCGAAGACATAAAAGAAACCATCTGCACCAAGAAAAACTTGGTCTGATGAAACTGAAATCTCATCATTGATTTTTATCATTTCAAGTCTTTCGGTCAATAGATTACTGATCACTCTAACATGTGTAGGGAATGCATCTCGGTCTTGCAACCAATCTCCTGAAACAATATCATCAATAAGTTGCAATGATCCATCAGCCATTCGAATTCTATTCTGTGATTTTTTTAAAAATGCCATCTCTATACCTTATTTGAAAAAATTATTATCAACCGTCACTCACCACCTGATGGAGTAAATTCCTCACAAAAACCTTCTACTTCCCCCTGAAAGATATCTGGAAGTAAGGGTCCTGTACGACCTTGAGGACCCTGTGGTCCCGGTGGTCCAGCTGGGCCCGCAGGACCTTGAGGACCTTTAGGTCCTGGAGGTCCTGGAGGACCAACACCGGGAGCTCCCTGAAATCCTTTTGGTCCTTGTGGTGAAGGTCCAGGTAATCCTTGAGCGCCTTGCGGTCCTTGAGCACCTTGAGCGCCTGGAGGCCCAACCGGTCCTTGTGGACCTTGAGGGCCTTGTGGTCCTTGGGCTCCTTGTAATCCTTGAGCGCCTTGCAGTCCTTTGATTCCTTGTATGCCGGCATCACCGGGTATTCCTGTAGGTCCTTGCGGTCCTTGCGGTCCTTGCGGTCCCTGTGGTCCTATTGTCGATGCATTATTCATCAACTTCATTGTGTTATCGGTATGCTTGACCCAAATATTTCCACTTGCTGTGTTGACAGCAATTTCACCTGTTACGAAATTGGCCGCAGTCGGCGTTATTGCCGCATTTGTGTTGTATGGGAAAACTATTTTGATTGCCATTTTTTATTTCTTCTCTATCGACATATTGTTCTGATAATTTTAAATCTTACATTGTTTATCAATATTTGTTCATGTTTCATAGTTAAAATTATCCTCCCTGTGGTCCGTCGTTAGGATAGTATTCAGCATAATAACCGGGAGGACAAACACCATCCGGTCCCTGTGGTCCAACAGGTCCTTGAGCACCTTGAGCACCTGTTGGTCCAACAGGTCCTGTTGGACCTGTAAATCCACCTGGTCCTAAAGGACCTGTCGGCCCTTGAGGTCCTCTAGGACCGGCAGGTCCAGCTGCTCCCTGAGCCCCAATTGGTCCTTGAGCACCCTGAGCTCCTTGAGGGCCGGGATTTCCAGTATTTCCGGGCCCGCCTGGATTTCCAACAGGACTGGGACCCTGTGGTCCTTGTGGTCCTTGAACTCCTTGAAATCCTTGTAGACCTTGTAATCCTTTAGCGCCAGGTGATCCTGTGGAACCAAGATTTCCTGTAGGACCTTGAGGTCCAGTAAAATTAATAGATTTCATACTACCATCATTCGAACGAACCCACATTGTCGCATCGGCTGTATTAACTGCAATTTCACCAATCTGAAAATTTGCAGAATTGGGAACTAATCCTGATGTTGTATTATATGGTATTCTAATTTTTACTGCCATTTTTTTTCCTAGTAATCATTAAAAGTTAACAGGACCAGGTGGACCTGGAGGACCTGGAGGACCTGGAGGACTCGGTCCTGGATCTCCAACAGGTCCAACAGCTCCTGTTGGACCGATAGGAAAAGCAACTCCAGGATCACCGATAACACCTTGAGGTCCTTGTGCGCCTTGTGCGCCTTGTGGTCCCTGAGCACCTGGAGCTCCAGTTGGTCCTTGTACACCGCTTTGAGGTCCTTGTAAACCTTGAGCACCTGGTGGGCCTTGTGGTCCTGGAGCTCCAGGTCCACCCGGATCACCGATAACACCTTGGGGTCCTCGAGCGCCTTGTGGACCTTGTGGTCCTTGAGCACCTGGAGCTCCAGTTGGTCCTTGCAGACCGACTGGACCAACAATAGATTTAATATCACTAATATGTTTTACACGCAGTCTTCCATCAAAAATGTTGACAGCGAGCTCACCAGTACGCAAATTACTGGGATTAGGTACAACACCAGATGTTGTATTATACGGTATCTTTATTTTGACTGCCATGATTGACTATTTATCTCCAGTTAGGACCTTCAATCCAAGCGACAAGAGAATTCCTTTCACCTGATTCAACCTTTGTAACTCTGTGCTTAACGAACGAAGGAAAAACAATCAATGTACCTTTTTTCCTTAGGGTATTTAAATCTGGTGGTTGTGGCACTTGTAATTCTAAATTACCACCTGTATAATTATTCGGATCAGTCAATTGAATCACCATTGACAATTTCCTAGCTGATGGTGAATTCTTTTCCCAGAAAATATCCTCATGCCAACCATAATGACCCTCTATTGATGCATCATAGTTTGTAAACTGTAATGACTGAATATAGTTTATATCAACACCAAATGCATTCACATTGGCTTCATGAAATTTTCTTTCCACAAACTTCCAGATATCTTCAAACACCTCATCACCAAAGCTGATCCAACAGATGTTAGAACTTCTAATATTAGTATCAACTATACTATTACTAGTTATTGTTCCAGACATTTTCGGTCTTGATTTACCTTCTTGCACAATCTGATCACAAATATCCGGTGGGACGCAAGACTCCCACATTTGCCATAATCCATTCATATCAAATCTCCATTATTAACTATAAACTCCACCATCTATCAAATATCCATCGATTGAAGCGGTAGCGGGACCAGGTCCCACAATATTTCCACCAGTTGTCAATCTCTTTGCGATACCTACACCACCAGCAACGGTGAATGCACCACTTGTGGTTGAACTGGACTCGGTGGTCTCATCAACAATTACACGACCTTTAGTTGCATTGGTTGTCGATCTGAGTGTCAGACTGCCACCTGATGTTTCGGAACCAGTGATCGTTCCAGCATCTTCTAGAATTTGGTTTTTTAGTACGGTTGCCATTTCTACCTCTTTTGTTAGTATATGTATTTATCTACCAATTAATCTTCTCTTCATCATCCAGACTATCAATATCAGGAATTTCCAAGTAATAGTCATCCGTGGTCAGAGCCTCTTCACCTAACTTATGCAACAAGCTATTAGTCTTTAGTAGTTGAGTTGCTGCACGAGCATCTATACTTGTCTTTGCACTGATTGATTGTTTAAGTCTTGTCGCTTCAGTTTGACCTCTAAAGGTATTATGACAACCTTGACAACAAAACGGACCTTTCTTTCGGTGTTCAAGACCACATTGAGGACAATTCTTTTTTCTGTATACTGGATTAGCCATTAATACTCGTCATATTCTTCTTCACGATACAAAGCTCTCTGTTCAATAGACTTCTCTTGTACCGTTTTCTCACCCCATATTTTTCTTGGATTAGAACACATGACACAATTACTATTACCACAAGTTACGGCATGTTTCTTATGAAAATAGTGTGAACTTTCTTCATTTACTTTAATACCATGAACATTAGCTATCTTCTGTTGCCTCACGATTGCGTTCTTAGTGTTGAGCATTCTGCGGGAATGTAAAAACTTGAACACTTCATTACTCATAATAATCTCCAAGAGAGTTAAGAATCAATATTATATCACATTTTTGATCACAATTCTATTTCAAAGTGAGAATTTTCGCTTGTTATCCTGTTTATAAAGTCTACCGCATCATCTTCATTGAGGAAATATCTAATTATTGCTTGTGAAGTATGAATGGAAACCATCATCAACAATATGTGGTGACCATCAAAAATGGAAAACTTTATTGCCCATCCGTTCTTCTGGACAGGCAAAAAGTGTTTCGTCTTGTTTCTCATTTCATTAAACTGCAATTTTGATGGTTTCTTTTGATTGTTCATCTTCTTACGACAAGATTTATTTTCCTGGAATAACAACTTCCTTTACACTCTTATTTATTTTTTTAATGGATTGAATTGCGTTATCCGAGTAAGAGGTAAAAAGGTTATTTGTGAGTTTATCAAAAGATTTGATATTTGAAACCTGAAAGGCTTCTAATGTGTCGAACAACGACTCTGTATATTCTTTCGTCTTGTTGTTCATTTGTGTGATTGTAGATTCTGGATTGAAGTAATTAAACATGGTATCTCCTAATTGTTATGTGCTCTTGCACTCATGTATTTATGTTGCAAGAGCACAATTAATCAGGAACGGAGTCCTCTACCTTCAGTTTAGCTAAAATATAATCTTTCACCAGCGATGATCTGACAATATCATTAACAACGAATTCGATGCGAGTAAATGCACCCATATGGTGTGCAATATCAAAGAATTTCAATAGACCAGATTTGTCATTAGATTTTCTGAGATCGGTCTGACGATAATCACCACACCAAATTATTTTTGATCTATAACCAACACGTGTCATTACTGTATCTATTTCTTCAAAATTCATGTTCTGCATTTCATCTACAATAATGATGGCATCATCAAACGACATTCCTCGTATGAATGATGTACTAATGAATTCAATGTAACCTTGCTCTTCAAGTCTTTGATATGCATCATTACGACCAAAGAGTGTGTGACAGATTTGCCTGTATGGTTGTTGGTAGATTTCCATTTTCTCACCAACATCACCTGGTAAATGTCCCATCTCTCTTGATTGAACAGCCGATCTGACTATGATGATCTTATTGAATGGATTTGATTTATCAAGAACTTCCTCTAAAGCTTTATACAGTGCGATGAAAGTCTTACCAGTTCCAGCAACACCATGTAGAGCGATAAAGTAATCTTGACGTTTATAGGCCTCGAAGAAAGTTTTCTGATTCTCTGTTAGAGGGTCAAAGGTCTTTAAATCATCAATTCTAATTTTGAGGTGTGTGCCAGGTTTAGGTGTGGCCACTTTATGTTCACCGTCAATGTCAACTGTTTGCTTGCGAGCCATGTGTTTCCTTTACAGTTTATTAATTACGTGAGCTTTGTGTATCTTGGCGCTCACCCATCGGTTATAGTATGTTTCTGTTAATAGTGCATCTCTTAAGAATATCTCTCTCGTTTCCCGATAAGAACATTCCGATCTAGTCTTGCAGAGATATAAGATAGTACGTGTAAAATTCTCTTCACCAAAGGTTTTTACATCGGCCTTCAATTCTTCAGACGAACTCCAATAGTTCTCCCATCCTGATGATAGGCGAACCTTTTTTGTTTTACCTTTGATTTGTTTTCTGCCGGATTTGGTGAAGAACTTTTTACCAATATATCGTCTTTGATTTGATGTATTGACAATTTCGTACACAAAACCGAAATTGCCATCAACATCTTCTTCAGTAAATGCTTGACCTTTATATGTCCATTCACAGGTCATCATCTTCGTTTTTACTTTCATCATCAAGAAACAACATTTCTGCACAAAATGGACAGAATATTGGATCAGATTCACAAACTTCTTCATCATACTTTATAGCGAAAGTGTTATCACAATTTTCACATGTATGTTTAATAGTAGCCATATTCAGCACCTCCTGGTACTATATATCACCACTCTATTCTACTTTCTCCCACTTCTTGATTGGACATTCTTGAGATTTTAATGCGGTTTTTGCACGAATCATACAATGACAAATGCCACATGTTCTTATATTAAAAATCATCTTCTGATGTTCACATGATTTGCAAATCTTTCTTCTCTCCGCAATTACTGGATCATTATCTCCATACATTATGCTTTCCCCCAAACATCACCCCAAGTTCCCGACAACGCACCCTTGGCATAATCTGTGGCACGATTCTCGAAGAAGTTGGTGTGTACTGGACTGTTAATCATCTCCTCAACCCATGGTAGAGGATTTCTACGAACATGGAATATACCCTTCATGCCTAGACCAATCAAACGGCGATCAGCAATGTATCGAATGTACATCTTGACCTCTGCGGCAGTCAGGCCTTCCATCTTATTGATACTGAATGCTAGATCGATAAACTTATCTTCTAGTTCAACCATCTTCTCCGCAATAGTGTAGATAGAAGACTTCAACTCATCATTCCAGATTTCATTGTTTTCTTTGATATATGTCTTGAACAATTTCATCATAGACTCGGCGTGCATTGTCTCATCAACAATTGACCAAGTAACAATTTGACCCATACCTTTCATCTTACCATGTCGTGGGAAATTCAACAACATGATAAAGGAACTAAACAATTGCATACCTTCAGTGAATGCGGAGAACACAGCAATGTGTCGTGCGGTGTTTTCTTTAGAACCATTCTTTGATGAAATATCTAAAACATAATCATGTTTGTCTTTCATCTCTTGATATTCCAGAAATTCATTATACATGGTTTCGGGTAGACCAAGAGTTTCAATCAAGTGTGAGTATGCAGCAATATGTAAAGCTTCACGTGCAGCAAAACCCATCAACATCATCCGAACTTCTGGTTGTGGAAAATATGGCAAATAGTTACGAACATAACCACCTGCAACATCAATATCACCTTGTGTGAAGAATCTAAAAATATGTGTGAGAAATTGTTTCTCTTCTGCGGATAGTCTCTTCTTCCAATCTTTAACATCTTCCAACATAGGAACTTCGGTGTGAAGCCAATGACTCTGTTCATGTTTAAGCCATGCGTCATATGCCCAAGGATAATTGAATGGTTTAAATGCGTCTCTTGTGTCGGTAAGGTTTGATGTCTTATTAGTCATTTCTATTTTCTCAATGGGATGGATTACTTAAGTTGAAATCGTCTAGGTTAAAAAGACTGATCACTTTAATTTCTTTTGGTAAATACAGGTCTGAATTCTGCCTCTGTTCAGAGTGTACTTGTTGGTTCGATTTGTTAACGATAGTAAAAGCGTTGTCAAACACCTTCAATGGTTCTTCATTGACATGAGAACTATTCACTATATCATAGGCCTTTCTAAGTGAAGCAGAAGAGTTACAGAGATCATCGATCAACATAACAGGTTTCATATTTGGAACACCTTCAATCCAATTCATTAAACCGTATGTCTTCTGCTCTTTTCTAATTGAGAATGCATTTAGATTGACACCAAACACTCTACCAATAATAGGTATAGATGTCAATAATGGTGTCGATGCTGTCTCAAGACCTGCGAGTTGAAAATCAAAATGTCCGATCTCCTTCTCCATTTTATAGATAAACATCTGTGAGATTGCAGAGGAGAATTTGTGGTCAAACAATCCTCTTCTCAGTTGAAACATCCAAGTATATGTACTACCTGAAGTTTTACCTGGCAATTTCGGTTGACCCGGAAGAACACGATGTATACATCTTTGATCGATATACTTCATGGTCCACTCTCTCAGACCTTTATAATCCTCATCACTAATAAATTTCATATTTACCCCTCACAGGCTAAGCAAGTATCACCATCAACGATTGCACTCAAGTCCAATTCTTTGATGATTTCTCTTTCAAGTTTTCTGGAGACCTTATCAGCCTTGGCCAACTTTTCACTACGGCAATA